TTCGTCGGGAAGTTCCTCATCGGGATAGTCCTTGATGTCGCATACCTTTTTGTAATCGCCGTCCTCAGTTTTAGAATATTTGAGAAACGTTAAAGAAGTATTAGTTTCCATAAATGTTACCTCCAATAAATAGTTTTGTTTTCAGACACGACGGCTTCAAACCTACCTACGTAGTAAGCGACACTACCGTCGTTAATGGTTGAGTTGAGTTTTGTTTTTCGGATAAACCCAAGTTCATGAAATTTGTCATTGAGTATCTCGAAAATAGTTTTGGCTTCGGTTCTTTTGCCGACAGCCTTGTTGGAATAAACCTTGATTTCGTACATTACTTTTGCATACTTTTCTCTACCCGAAGAATCCATAGTGGATAGCTTTATGGCATTATCGCCTTCCGTCATATAGACATACGGAAAGGTTGCCTCCGTGGGTAAATCCTCGCTCGATACTTTCAAGTTAGGATAACGCTCGGATAAAGCTGTATTCAGAGCCGTAATAATTTGATTTTCAATATCAATCAAAGCGAAACTCCTCCTTTGCGATCTGTAAAATCATCTCTCGCAATTCCTTGCCCGTACCATAAACAATACGATTTGCAGGATTACCATGAGTGATTTTCATGTTGGGGTTGGCGGTAGAGGGCGTACCGCCTTCACCACGGTATAACCACCAATCACCTTTACCTTTTTTCATGCCGTATTCCCCACGTTTATAGCCTTTTTTGGAAGCCAACGGGTGAATATCGTTCGCCGATGAATAATGCACACCTGCACCGAACTCTATAAACAATATAGCTTTGCTCGAAAAAACAACGGCTATTTTGTCATCGGATTTCCATTCACAGCGCACATCAAAATCGGAAGTATCTCCATCATACTGCACTGATTGAAATTTAGTTTGACCGATTGAAACGCCAAGCTCGCCCACACGGGTTAAAAAGCGTTTTTCACGCTCTTTCAAGGATTTTTGGTATTTTTCGAGCTTATCAATAATCTTGTAAAGCTCGCCTAACTTCACTTTCATTGCTTTGCTCCTACGGTCGATGATATGGCGATAAACGTAAAATTGAGAGTGGTAACGCACCGTTTTACAACGTAATCATTCAAATAGTCGCCGTTGCTGTCCTTTTTAGGCTTTACATCAATAAAAAGGATCGTATCTTCATCAATAGGACAATCAAGGGTATCGAGAACGATCATTTTGTCATAGTCGATAACTCCGCCGAATACATCTCTCTCGTATTCGCCCGATCCGCCTGTAACAACACCCTGCAAGGGGACAGGATTGCGATAGGTAATACGATGCTCGCCCGTGTCGTAACCGCTTTCATCCTGTATGCTATCGATCTTGTTTTTTAATGCGTAGTAGAATGTACGCTTATTACGCTTCATTGTCCTCATTCGCACACCCCGACAAAAGGAATAATATCTTCCATCATGGAATCGGGAATATCGCCATTCTCGTAAATACGGGTGATGTCACCTTCTTTATGCTGTGTTTCGCCCTCGGCTCCACGTTTATTCAGCAAGTAGGTGGCGATTTCCACGATTTTCATGCGATACTTCCTCGGCACTACTTCATTCCCATTGCCGTATGGATAAAGACGATTTCGGACTCGACTCTCTGCAAGACAAAGAAAGGCAGATAATACGCTGTCATCTTCGTCGTCGCCGTATGTGATTTTCAACAGTTTCAACAATTCTTCATTCATACTATCTGCCTCACGGGGGGGACTCATTTATTACGACTCGGCAGCAATATCAAGGATAACTACCTGCGTTGCATCGGTGAGAGCTTCGACGTAATACTTACGAGAATAGATCGTATTCTTACGCACGTTGGTATCTCTTTCCTGTTCAACCTCTGTACCTTTTTTGATGAACGTGGTTACTGCCTTCTTCGTAGCAATTACGATCTTGTCGGACGGAGCATCCCACTTCTCATAAAGGTTGATACCTGCAACAGTGCCGATATAACCATTACGCACGAAAGCTTCTACGTACTTTAAGCTATCACCGAGCAAGATCGCAATTTCGGCTTCCTGTGTAGGATTTACGAAAGCAAAAATTTCAACCCTGTTCCTCGATGCTTCATCTTCGGGGAGTAAGAGTTTAGCCTTTGCTCTCACAAACGCCGCAAAGTCGGCAACGGTGGATTTATGAACGAGAGTCGCTTTCAGATATTCAGTCATCACGTCACTATTCGTTGTATTGAACATATCCGTAGCAAGCATACCTACGCCGGTCTGAACAACCATAGGGTCGGTCATCAAATCCTCGTCGTAGTAAGCAAAACGGTTCTGTGCAAGCTGAATCTCGTATTCATCTTCGTCATAATCGGTACCGATTACCAAACTGTTGCCTTCACCTCTTTTAAGCTTCTCCGTACCTTCGGTCGCCTTATAGCGGTGAACAATTTTCTTCATACCGTTGGTGCCTTCAAGGGTAGTATCAACGGTGGTAAATCTCTGTAAATCGAGATGCGAGTTAAACTGATCCTCAATCTCGTTCGCAAGAACGAAATTGTCATACACCTTCACGTTAGGGATAGGTGCGTTAGTGTCTTTAATTGCAGCCATAATATTTCTCCTTATTCGGTCATTTTCTTGTAGGTGGTAGGATCGCTAACAGACAATATCTGCTTCTCCGCCAAAGATAACTGTCTGAACTTATCCTTTGTCATAACGCCACTACCTTCTCCGTTACCACCGCCGGGAGTAGGAGTGTTTTTCAGTAATTCTGCGGTTTTCTTTGCGAGCATAGCATCATTCGCCTTTTTGGCGTTCGCAAACACAACGTCCATATTACCATCTGCAAGAGCTTCGGCGGTTTCCGCCGCAAGTGTTTCCTCATAGCCCAACGCAATATACTGTGCTTTGTGTTCGGACACGGTTTTAGCCTTTTCTAACTGTGCAACTTTCGCTTCCAATGCCGCTCTGCTTTCATCTTCTTCTTGCTTTTTGCGATCTACTTCGGAAAGCGTTTCATTATACTTATCTTTCCATTTCTTCGCATCTGCGTTACTGTTGGAAACAGTCGTTTTCAACTTTTCGATAGCCGCCGTATCGGTGTCGTCGTGCAAATCTACGTCAGCTAACACCGCATCGATCTCTGCGATACTCATGCCTTCTTTGTACTTGTCACCAAGTAATGCCTTAATAGAAACCTTCATAATTACCTCCGTGCGTTTTTAGGTGTTCCCTCACCGTGTTTTCCGTTTTAAAGAGTTTTCTCTCTGTGCGATTAAAGACTTCCCTGTCTGTTTGGGGTCGGGGACAGGAATCGAACCTGTAATCTTCGAGTTATGAACCCGATGAGTTACCTTTTCTCTACCCCGATATAAAAATAGGGACTTACAGAGTTTACTCCATAAGTCCCACGACTTTCGATGCTTACCCAACGATAGGCATTTTATTTTTAAGTTGTCTTGTCACTCCGATGACCGCCAAGCCGTCGCCTTCCTTTTTCAGTTCCACCATTTGCCCGTTTGTCAAACACTTTGAAACCGTTTCAAGGAACTTTTCGTCGTTGACTATCTTTCGGAGCTTATCGGTATCAATCTTTGACATCGCTGCCCTCCTTGTCTGCCGACTCCGTATTTGCTTGTCCTTCGATTTGCCGATTTGCCTGTTCTTCCGCCTTCTTTTCTTGCTCTTCGATATAGGATTTGCTCATTTCATACGCAAGAGTAGGATCGGTAAACATACCGCAATGCTCAAATGCAAGCTTAGGGTGAACCTTACCGCTTGCAAGAAGAGTAGTAAGAACGGTGGACTTTTGCTCGATATTCTCGTAGTTCCTGCGGGTGAACCGAACGTCCACATTCCAAATGTTCAACGACAGTTCGTTGAACAATCGGCAAATGCGAAGAGCGATCTTCAAAAACTCCGTTTCGGAATCCTTGAACATATTCTCATCTTCTTTCGCTCGTGCTTCGGCATCAGACCAACCATCACGCATAATAACTGCGGCACCCGTATCGGAAGTCGAAGAGCCTCCGTTTCGGTTAGGCATACCAACAATGGTAAGGACGGCATCATATTCCCAATCAATAAGAGTTTGTATTTGAGTTTGATTTAGCTCATGATCCATAAACTCGATTTGCGCTGTGCCATTCGTGTCTTTTACCTTGATACAACCGAGGTCTTTCAGTTTTTCAAAATCCTCTGTACTGATGTCTGCGTTTACAAACTTCATCAAAGATTGAATGAACTGCTCCAATCCGTCAATACGACCGGAAGCGGTTATGTTGATAGCATCAAGCAATGGCAGAACTATTTCAAACGCCCCCAAACGCTCATCGTTTGCAGGGTATTCAATAATGGGAATCCCGCCCAAGATATGTGGTTCAGCTTTTATGATCTTATCGTCCTGAACCTTAAAAAACATATTGTCGCTGTAACAGTTGTAAATCGGGTGCATTTTTGTAGTATCGTCTGCATCATACGAAACTTTCACACCGAGAACGGGTAAACCTTCAACCGTATCACTATACACTACAAAAGCTCTCATAGGCGATAACGTATAGATGCGGAAAGGTGCAGAGCCGTCCTCCGATGTTTCAAGTTTGTTTGGTAAAATCAACCTGTAAGCGGTGCCGCAAACATAGAACCATTTAGCAAGTTGTAAGTCCTTATTTGCCTTTCGCTCAAACAGCATAAAGTCATTCAGTCTATGTACGTCCTCGATCAGTTCCTGTGTATCGGCACGCAACACATACTGCAACGGCTCTCCGACAAGATACCCCCGTTTAAAAGAAATAATCTCATTCGCTCTATTCACGGGGATTTTGTAGTTGATTTCAGGGCGAACCTTCTTTACTTTATGCAGGATCGCCTGTTTCCCTTTGTAGTAGTTATACAGATACTCGATCTGCCCCACATTTCTCTCGAAGGTAGGCACTACATCGTGTAGCACTTCGACGATATTTTCCGAAGTGATCTTATCATATTGAGTTGTAAGCACTTCCCGACCGTAAAAGCCTGTCGAAATGACCGATTTCGTGTCCGTCATATACTACCTCGACTATATTTTCTTACTTTATATTATACTACAAACATGAACTCTCGTCAACATTCTGAAACCAATTTATAAAAATTGTACCAAAGGAGAGTTTTATAAGGGACGTTGGCACACTTCCACCACGGCAACAGGGGAATGAAGCATTAAATCATCAAGCTGTGCAAGGCTATCGGGAGCATCATCGTTCTTGTTTTTGCCGTTGATTTTGAAAGAATAAAGTTGCCCCATAAACTTGCTGTATTGTGGAGATCGCTTGCCTTCTTCAAGGAAGTACCACTCACGAATGTCGGGAGAAGCGTTATAGATACGCACTTCCTTCTTTGTTGTGGTGGGAGCCATCTTTGAGGTGATAGTACACTTATGCTTCCTGTTCTTAACCTCGGCATCAACCCAATCTTTATAGTCATCACCGCCGTTATTCGCTTCAAATTGAGCTTGTTTTACACCGTTACGAACGATACAATCCGCAACAAGGGGGCGTGTGACCTTTTTATCGCTGTTATCGAACACGACATCGGGGATAAATACGGTGTTTCCGTATCGGTATGCGACAGGGGCGGAAAGGTAATCACCGCCACCAAACGCTACGTCACACGCCATAAGGACGTTATCGGGTTCACCTTCGGGAAGCACGCCGTTATAGAACCTCATGTTGCCGGGAGTGAACAGCGCACCGTCACGCTCGATAGGCTCATTTTGGTATTGTGCAAACCAAGAAGCCATATCGTCCTGCCGCTCGTAAGAAGCTCTACGTTGGCGATAGAACGCCGTAGAGAAGCCCACACCGTAGTTATACTCAAAGTTACTCTCGTCCGTTTCAGGATCAAGTGCAGGAACGCTAACGACGGCTACACGGCGATTGCCGTATTCGGGAGAATTAAGCACGAGATCTTGCCGTTTGCCGATAGGATCAATAATAGACCATCTCGTACCGATCCATAAAATTTTTGACCGTTCCTTTGCACGAGGAATAAAGTTGTTATCGACCTTCGACCACGTCGCTATCAGTCGGTCGGGGTTCAAGGCTTCTTCGATACCGCCGATAAGGTCATCACCGATAAGATAGCCCGAACAGTCACACGCACCGTTTAATGTACCGTATAAGGAACGACAGGTTATCGTAGGATAACGCTTCACACGTCCGATGTCAATGGTTTCGTCCGCCGCATCGGTATGGGCAATCGTAGCATTAGGAAACACTTCTTTCCAAGCGTATGTCACATCGTCCTTTATAACTTCCAAGATACCTGTATAGAGTGCGGAAGTAATGACATCGGAATAAGCAGAATATAAGTTGCTTATTTCAGGGTATTTTCCTGCGATCCACGTCAAGAAAAACATAACGAGCGTTGTCTTACCGGTACGGGGAGGCTGTGAGATAAACAGTTCGTCCAACTTGTCATCTTCCAAGTCCTGTAATGCCTGTACGATCACGGCAAGCTTTTCCTTTCGGGGAAGGTAAAATCTCTCCCGTGGCGGTCTTTTCCGTTCAAGGTACAGCATATACGAGTCGAAAATGTAAGGAGATTCGAGAAGTAAAAGCTTTTTGTAGATAACGTCAAGATCAGCTCGTATATCTTTTTGCTGTTTTATGCCCATCAAACAGAGAGTTTTCAGCTCTTTGCTCCATTCGAGAGCCGTCCTTATATCTTCTTCCGCTTTCAAAAGAACAACAGACAAGCCATCTTCGTAGTATTTCAAATTGTTCGGGGTTTGCTTGATACAAGTATAGATTTTTATCTTTAATTCGTCATTTACCATAATCCACCTAAAACAAAAGGGGTTACGACCTTCGTCATAACCACTCT